GTCTGGTTTACGGCTTTGCAGGCACCGAGCAACTCCGCATTGACACCAGCGGCAACGTGGGGATTGGCACGAGTTCGCCTGTTATTTATGGGCTGTCTGTTGCTAAGGCGTCTGGAGGCGCTGGCCTGCGAGTTTCTTCAGGGGCTAATAATTCTGACTTTGTAATGAGTGGAACCGATTTATATATAGCAAATAATGTAGCGGGAACAATTCAATTTTATGTTAACTCCGCCGAGCGTATGCGCATCGACAGCAACGGAAATGTTCAGATTAACACGACTAACGCGGCTGCCACTGGAGCAACTTGCCGCTTTACAATCCAAGATGGAGCCACTTATTTACCGTTTGGCATTAATAACAATGCTGCTGGAACTGGTGCTAGTAACGTTGCACTTTTTGCAAGAAATGGAACAGGTACAGGGACTATTTCAGTTACCGGCACTACTACAGCCTACAACACCTCCTCAGATTACCGTCTGAAGCATGACGTTCAGCCCATGCTTTCTGGTCTTTCAACAATCGCTGCGCTCAAGCCATCGACCTATAAGTGGAATGCTGACAACAGCCCCGGCGAAGGCTTCATTGCTCACGAATTGCAGGCGGTAATTCCGCAAGCTGTGATCGGCGAAAAAGATGCCGTGAACGATGATGGTTCCATCAAGTCTCAGGGCGTTGATTACAGCAAGATCGTGGTTCACCTTGTCGCGGCCATTCAAGAATTGTCGGCTAAAGTTGCCGTATTGGAAGGGAAACAATGAAACTCGAACTCACCATCAACGAGATCAACATGATCTTGCAGGCGTTGGGCAATGCGCTTTCTGATGATTGACAAAATGGTTGCCCTTCAAATGTCGGTTCAGTACAATTCAGGAAACTTGAGGTAAGCCATGGCACAGACAGGTTACACCCCGATCCAGTTGTATCGCACGACCACTGCGAGTGCGGCGCCTACTGGCGCCAATTTGGCGGCCGGCGAGCTTGCCATAAACACGACTGACGAGAAGCTCTACTTCAAGAATGCCGCTGGCACTGTGAAGCTTCTTGCGGCGAATGTTACCCCTGTCGCCAATGGCGGCACTGGCTTAACCACAACACCGACCAATGGCCAAATTGACATTGGCAATGGCGCCGGCTTTTCCCGCGCCACGCTGACTGCAGGCTCCAATGTGACGATTACCAACGGTGCCGGAAGTATTACAATTGCTGCTTCCGGCACTGTCACTAGTGTTGGCGTATCCGGCGGCACCACCGGCCTGACCACTTCGGGCGGCCCTGTTACCGGCAGCGGCACGATCACATTGGCTGGCACCTTGGCGGTGACCAATGGCGGCACTGGCTTAACGACAACGCCCAGTAACGGCCAGATTGACATTGGCAATGGCACCGGCTTTTCGCGCGCCACGCTGACTGCTGGTTCGGGCATCTCGATCACCAATGGTGCCGGCAGTATTACAATTGCTGCGACCGCTCAACAGCCCTTTGCCCCTGGAACAATAATTGTTTTTGGCCAAACTGCTGCGCCAACCGGATGGACCAAGATTACCACCTACGATAATGCCGCCTTGAGGATTGTAAGTGGTTCTGCCACCAGTGGTGGTTCCGTAGATTTTACCACGGCCTTTGCTTCGCAAGCTGTGTCAGGCTCCATCGGGAACACCACGGATACCGGCACTGTTGGAAGCACAACGCTTACAACCGCTCAAATACCAAGCCACACGCACACTGTAGTTGTTCCCGGTAGTGGTGGGTGTGGTAGTAATGGGCGATATGTCGGTGATTCAGCCACAATCAATACAGGAGCAACAGGCGGCGGCGGGTCTCACAATCACTCATTGACCATGAACGCTCACAATCACACGTTTACTGGTACGGCGATCAATCTTGCCGTGAAATATGTAGATGTGATCTTCGCTTCAAAGGATTGATATAATGAAATTTGAACCAAAATCAAATTGCCCATTAAATAATTTTGAACCATGCAAGCAACTTGATTGCGCCTGGTTTATTCAGGTGCGTGGAACCAATCCAAATACCGGCAAGGAAGTGGATGAATGGGCCTGCGCTATGGCGTGGATGCCAATTCTCTTAATTGAGAACAGCCAGCAGCAAAGGCAGACTGGCGCTGCTGTTGAATCATTTAGAAATGAAATGGTTCGTGCTAATGAAACCAGCCAACAAGTTTTGTTGGCAACTGCCAGCATCACAACACCCAAGCTTATTGGAGGCATCCAATGAAATTCACTTTAATCATCCCTGATAAATCCATGGCTATTGATGGCGAGGGATTTTTAATTGATGCTTCTCCCGCGCCTTCTGGCCTTCATGCCGTGCAATGGTATGAAACCTGGGGCGAGGAAGAATGGGCGGACAATCGTGGTCAAATGGTTCGTAATGAAAACATTTCTTCATTCAAAGCTCATCAGTGGGCTATTGACGCCTGGAATGTAGCAAAAGCTGCCGCCCAAGCTGAAGAAATGGCAAAGCAACAAGCTGCCCAATCTGGCGGCACTGGCGCTGGCCCCACCGTAATCTGATGTTGCAGATCAAGACCATCACGCTTGGCAAGCTATCAGGGTCTATCTATGATTTCCCTGATGTCGGTAATGCGTTGCCAATGCACTCGCATGGCGAAGCCGATGTGCATATCACTGTGGTGGCGCGTGGCAGCTTCAGGGTGCATGGCACCGGGTGGGAGCGGGTTCTGAGTGCGGGTGATGTTGCCGACTGGCAGCCGAATGACCCGCATGAATTTATCGCGCTGGAAGAAAATTCTCGTATTGTGAACATCATCAAGGGTTGAAAAAATGAAACTTGAACTCACCATCAACGAAGTCAACATGATCCTGCAAGCGTTGGGCAATTCGCCATACGCGCAGGTCTTTGAACTCGTAGAAAAAATCCGCACTCAAGCTCAGGCGCAGGTGCAAAGCACGGAGATAGAAAATGAATAATACCTACGCCTGGGTCATTGAGGCGATGGACTGCAAGCCGCAAGAGGACGGCCAGACCGATGTGGTAATCACCGTGCACTGGCGCCTGAACGGCACTGACGGCCAGTACAGCGGCACTGTCTACAGTACGGTTGGTCTGACCTACACAGCAGGTTCCCCGTTCACGCCGTATGCCGACTTGACGCAGGATCAGGTTATTGGCTGGGTGCAGGATGCGCTTGGCCAAGATCAGGTGATTTCACTTGAGGCCAATGTGGCGGCTCAAATTGAAGCGCAGATCAATCCGCCTATTGTAACGCCGCCGCTGCCTTGGGGCTGACTTCATAAACATTGGTAGTGCCTGATGGAGATGCCCAAACTTACTCCTGTCGTTCAATTTCTCACGGCCAGCTTTGCGTTGGCCGTGGGAGGCTACACGGCTGGGGAGAAATTCGGCTGGTTCAAGAATGAGATCATCGCTTGGGCGCCAGAGCATTTCAGAATTGTTGACGCCAAGATTGGCCAGCCAGTGGTTGTGACTGTGGCCCGTATCAAGAAACGCGACGACTGCTCAGTCGAGGACTTCAAGGTTACGATCCGCGACAGTGCCAGCGTCATCCATGAAGCCACACCCAGCATGTCCCGCTTCACCGGGCCGGCTGGCCCCGAGATCGACACCTTCACCTACATGCTTGATGTTGCAGACAAAGACACCATTGCTCCCGGTAGGGCAACCCTGCTGGCAACGATCCGCTACAAGTGCCCCGAAGGTGAACGCATCGTAACCTACCCTCGTCACCCCAACCTCACATTCGTATTGGAGCGGTAGATGGACGCAATCCTCAATCTTGTCCGCACTGTGGCGCCGGCATTGGCGTCGGCCGTCGGCGGCCCGCTGGCTGGCATGGCCGTGCGGACGATTTCCGAGGCGCTGCTGGGCAAGCCAGACGGCACCGAGGATGAACTGGCGCAGGCGGCGGCCAAGGCCACACCGGAGCAGCTCCTAGCGCTAAAGCGGGCCGAGCAGGACTTCGCGGTCAAAATGCGCGAGTTGGACATAGACCTTGAGCGCATTGCTAGCGCAGACCGCGGCAGCGCCCGCGATCGGGAAGTCGCCACGAAAGACTGGACGCCGCGAATTTTGGCGGGGCTGATTACGGGCGGCTATTTCGGTGTGCTGTTCTACATGCTCCGAAATGGCCTGCCGCAGCATGGCGGGTCTGAGGCTATGTTGGTCATGCTTGGCACCCTAGGGACGGCCTGGGGCGGCGTTGTGGCCTATTATTTTGGCTCTTCTGCGGGCTCTAAAGCCAAGGATGAAGCCCTGCGCAGGAATGGAAACAAATGAGCGAATTGTTCCCCAAGGTTCTCAAGTCTGTCCTGAAGCACGAGGGGCTTTGGAGCGACCACAAGGATGATCCAGGCGGCGCGACCATGAAGGGGGTGACGCTCAAAACGTACTCCGACTGGCTCGGGCGGCCGGCAAGTAAGGATGAATTGCGGAACATCCCAGACGAACACCTGGAGGCCCTCTACAGCAAAGGGTATTGGGCCAAGATCCGCGGGGATGAGGTGGCCGCCATATCACCCGGTTTGGCGTCTTGCATGTTTGATTTTGCCGTCAATTCTGGCCCAGGCCGGGCGGCAAAGGCTCTTCAAAGCCTCTGTGGGGCGGTGACTGACGGAGCAATTGGGGCCAACACGCTTGCGCAGGCGAAGGCCTGGGTGCAGCTCATGGGCCAGCAGAGTGCCATAGACGCCTACCAAGCCTACCGGCAACACTATCTTGAGAGCCTAAGCACTTTTGAGACTTTTGGCCGGGGCTGGACCCGGCGCGTTGCGGAAGTGCGAGAAGAGGCCCTCAAATTGTCAGAAGGTGCCTGAATATTCCCGGTAGTAAATTCCCTTGCCTTAGGTATGAGGCAGGGGCTATATTTGAAAAACGGCGCAAGCTGAAGCAGCTGCGGAGAGTAAATCCGGCGGAGTCAGCATGGCGTATGTAATGACCTACGACAGTTTGCTGGTCGATCTGCGGCGTTATCTTGAGCGTGGCTTTACGCAGGAAAGCGACCAGATTGTCTACGACCAGTTGCCTCGCCTGATCACATTAGGCGAGCGCCGAATTGCGCGCGAGTTGAAGATCCAGGGCTTTATTCGGGCCATACAGACGCCGCTTCAGATTGGCGTTGCGGTCTACTTGAAGCCAGATCGGTGGCGCGACACTGTCAGCATGACGCTTAATGGCGTGCCGATTTTCGCGCGCGCCTATGAGTATTGCCGCAATTACTGGCCGAATGAGGTGGAGACTGGCACCCCACAGTTTTATGCTGACTATGACTTCCAGAACTGGCTGCTTGTGCCGACGCCTGCCGCAGCAAGCACTCTGGAGATTTTGTATTACGAGCAGCCTGCGCTGTTGGGTGAAGAGTTTCAGACGAATTGGCTGACGGAATATGCGCCTGATTTGTTGCTTTATGCGGCGCTGTTGGAAGCGACGCCATTCTTGAAGAGCGACGAGCGCATGCAGACGTGGCAGGCTTTGTACGACAGGGCGGCCCAGGCAATTAGCGGCGAGGATTTGAAACGCATCATGGATCGCAGCGCCAACAGGAGTGAAGCCTGATGCCTATCTACACTGACGTTTTTGGTGGCGCTAATATCTACCCGAGTGAAATCAGCTACAGCTCGATTGCGCTTTCTGTTGATGTGACGCTGAGCTGGCCGGAAGAGACTTCCACCAATACCAATCTGGCGACCAGGATTATTGATGTCACGCCGGCAACCTCTGGCCTAAGTGTCATTTTGCCGGCTGCCAATAAGACTGGCACTGGCAATACGATCCTATTCAATAACCGCGGCGGGAGCACCTTCACGGTCAAGAATGCCGTTGGCACGCAGGTCGTCACGATTGCGGCCGGCGAGCTCTGGCAGGTTTATGTCGCCAGCAACACGACGGCGGCAGGAACTTGGCGGTCTTTGCAGTATGGCGCGGCGGCGAGTGTCGCAAATGCCTCTGCTCTGGCCGGCAATGGGATTGTCGCGGTTGGCACTCTTCTTAGTCAATCTGTTCCGGTCACGACTTTCAGTAGCAACTACACGTCTGGCATTGCTGACCGCGCGCTCATGTATAATTGGACCGGCGCGGGTGGCGTGCTTACGCTGCCAGACACTTCAGTGGTGGGGAATAATTGGTTTCTCTACCTGCGCAATTCAGGCACGGGCGCTATTGTGGCCACTCCGCCCGGCATTATCACGATTGATTGCTCTGCGACGCTCAGTTTCCAGCCGGATGAGTCGGCCATTATTGTTTCGGATGGCGCCAATTTCCACACCATTGGATTTGGGCAATCTGCAATTTTTGCGTTTGATTATACGGTCATTAGTGTTGCCGGAACTGGCACTTACACCCTGACAGGGTCTGAGCTTAATCGGATTGCGTACCGATTTAGTGGTGTTTTAACTGGCAATCGCATTGTCGTCGTTCCGGCGACCATTCAGCAGTATTGGGTCGATAATCAGACGACTGGCGCATTTACGTTGACAATTGCGCCATCTGGTGGCGGCACCAGCGTTAGTATTTCTCAGGGTTCTCGTTCTATCTTATATTGCGATGGCACTGACGTTCTTGAGGCAGACACTGCAGGCGTGTCTTTCCCGATTACTGTTGGCCAGGGCGGCACGAACGCCACCACGGCGAGCGGCGCACGCATTAACCT